AACATTGTTCAATAAAATCAAGGACTTAGAAGAGCTTTGCATACTGATTCAAAATCAACATACATATTGAAAAAGCCACTAATGATAATGGATTCTCATTAAGGATAACGGGCGTAAGTGGCGGTGTATCTATTGAAAATAAACGATACCGCTATTGAAAATAAACATACCGCCATTGAAAATAAGCGTACCGCGTAAGCGTACCGCATAACGATACAGCTATATTAATTTATGCCGCATATGCCATACATAATGTCATCAACCCAATGCCAGCTTACATACCGCCATTTATTAATAACATATACGGCATAACCCAGACTAATACAACTAATTTGTATTGACGTTTCATGCAAAGCAAATTAAGTATTAGTAATGTAGGGATAGGTGTAGTAGTAGTAGATTCTCTTAATTTGCGGACTATAGGAGACTATGCTACTTGTTGCGCCACTGTAGCGATGGTTGCTACTGGTTGCGCCACTGTAGCGCTGGTTGCTACTGGTTGCGCCACTGTAGCGATGGTTGCTACTGGTTGCGCCACTGTAGCGCTGGTTGCTACTGGTTGCGCCACTGTAGCGATGGTTGCTAAAATTTATTTACACGTGTAACCCGTTGATTTTGTTCACTATTCCAAAATAGTTTAAAAATAGTTTGCGAAAAGCATCAATATTTCATATCGTGAAAAATGGATGTGTAGAATCGACAACATGGCAAACTCGCCATAGGTTCTTAAGGACACAATATCATGCAAACTAAACTAGTCGTCATCACCCTTCAAAGCTCTTACGGTAACGTAAAAGCCTATCCCCGTAATGAACAAGCATTAGTTTTCGCCAACATTGCAGGAACCAGAACCCTGACAATTGAAACACTCAAACAAATAACATTGTTAGGGTATTCAATTGAATGTATAAATGGCAACTCTCTTACATTGTCTGACCTTACAAATTAATATATTCTCTTACGTTCTATAGGACACACTATCATGAAAATCAAAGCATTCAAACCTACTGCACTTAAATTTAAAGCATTGCAAGAATACGCCATCATTATTCAAACTGGCACAATTGACCAATGCCGTGACGCAACTATTAACATATTAAATAACCCGCTATTTTCCACTATCGGATGGCAAACTAGTTTTACTAAACTACTCAAACTAATAAACACAGATACCCCACAGTTTGCAATATTCAGTAAAGGTAATAGCAAACTACCGTTCTATTGTTTCTCAACATTACCCGGTGTAACTTGCCCCGGTGCTGGCGATTGTATTAACTATTGCTACAGTTTTAAAGCATGGTGTTACACCGCAAACTTTTGCCGTCAAGTACAGAATGCTTATTTGATGCGCTTTGCAAAGCATCATATTATTCAAGCAATGGAAAAGATACCCGGTACATATGATTTTAGGTTATATGTTGATGGTGATTTTGCAAGCATGGATGATTTAATGTTTTGGATGAATGCTATTAAAAACAATCCACAATGTAACGCATACGGATATTCGAAAAGCTTTGCACTATTCCTTGCATACTCTATTAATAATGTATTCCCTTCTAATTACATTTTAAATATTAGCAGTGGACATAATGCAAGCCCTGCTATGGTGTCCTATGTTAAAGCCTTGCCAATTACACGCGGTGAATTCATTGCAGTTAATATTGGCTTTAAACCTATACACGGTTCCAAAACTACTAATGATGCATTACGTTCTAAGTTTGATGAAAAGATATTCCCTTGCCCCGGTAAATGTGGCACTTGCACTGGGTCAGGCCATGCTTGCGGAATGCCTGCAATGAAACACCGTATCATTGCCATTGCCATTCATTGAACATAGGCTTAGAAGGGCTTAGAACGACCCTTAAAGCGCTTAAGACATACACGGTAAGCCTATGCCCTAGGTTTTACTCTTAAGCGATTTAAAGGGCTTGGCAAGTCTCACGTTATAGCTATTCAAACCAGTAGCTATAGCGGGGTATTTTCCCTTGTTAACGCATACGATAGCAGGCATTATCTCGCATACGGGTGATAATGTACGCGATAGTATGCACAGTCTAATAGGACATAGTTATGATACAAGCACATTATGCAAGCAAAAAAGCTTTAAAAGAAAGCATTGGCAAACCATTAAAATATAATGAGACGTCAATATTTGGTGAAGAGTTTAATTCTAATGGTCACTTTGTTGTTGCCGATTATTCACCTAGTCGCAAATGGTTTGCCACAGTGTATATGGTCAATGGTTTAATTAATAAGGTTACATAATATGTTCAATAATAAAATAAACTACCGCTATTATGGTTTAAACGTGCGCATTATGCCATGTGGCACAGGCCAAGACAAAATATTAGTTGTGCAGAAACTAAACCCATTAACAGGCGACTATATTAATATGCGTACATTCTATGAAAGTAATAGCAGCGCATATACTGAAGCTGCACAATATGCACAGGCATTATCAGATAGTATTTTATCAACTACAGGAAACTAATATGCAAAACTGGAATGTATATATTAATCAGCGTGATGTTGTCGTCGTAGTGGCACAGAATCCAGAGGATGCTATTGATTATATTTATGAAACTAGGTCATATGATATATGGCATATCTGCTGCGATAATATTTGTTATTAATAAGGGAAACTAAAATGACCTACTCCGAAATGACACAGCTTTATATTAATAAAGCAAAAGCCTACTCTGTGGCACAGGCCCGTAATGCCATTATTGATATTGACATCACATTAAATATATTTAGAGACAATGAAACATACTGTGTCAAACTATGGTGTGAACGTGACGCTATGATTGAACGAGTACATAAGGCACAGGCTAAAAACAAATGAAAAACATAATAGAAAACATTGCCATCACTGCAATGCTTGTGACACCATTACTAATCCTTGCACTTGCATATTTTGATTGTTTAATTAAATGAAAACCCTCACATATAACATCTTAATATATTCTGACCCCGGTCACGCATGGGGCAAAATCAAACGCTCAATGCTTCATTCGCTCAATGTGGCACATGAAATCAGCGCCTACAGCTATCAGCGCAATGATTATGTTTATTTAGAAGAAGATGTAGATTTGCCCCTGTTTATTAATGCTCTTCAGCGCACAGGCTGCAAAGCCATCTTCAAAGAAAAGCACAGCAACAAAGACAGCGCTATTCGTTCTTATGAATGGTATGCCTACTCTGACAAACAGGAACTGACAGCATGAGAACAACATACACCTGTGAAGCTTGCATCACTGACCACCTAGGTGCATCAGGGCCAGCAACGCTACGCGAACTACGCCTCTATTGTGTGGCACAGGCTGTCCCATACAGCAGCACAATATTTGTTGACGCAATGGAAAAGTTGAGAGAGAATTGTGTCATTGAATGTGACGACAGCGACGACAACGAGTGGTTTTGGCAGCTTATTGACACCTTCTAAACCAATGCAGCTTAATGCCTTTGTGCTGCTGTGGCACAGGGCATTTGGATGCAACGTTCTGCATCTTCCACTAGGAAACATATGAAAACTATTTCTCAAGCCTTCGCTACCCTCTTGCAACAAAGCAATGGTAAGTTTGTAACGCTTTGCTTCATCAAGAAAGATGGCACGCAGCGCACAATGAACTGCCGCATGGGTGTTACCAAAGCCCTCAAAGGTGGTGTATGCACCGTCAACCTCGAACAATATGTTGTTGTCTACGACATGGCAAAGAAAGCCTACCGCAGCATCAACAAAGACACCATTGTGTCGGTGTCCATTGCTGGTGAACGCGCTGGTGTGTATGCGTAAATTGCTGCTGGTGCTTGCTGTTAGCACCATGCCTGTTGTTGCCATAGCACCCGCTGTGGCACAGCACAGCAGCTTAGCAGCCCTTCAGTGCATGATTGACAACCTCTATCACGAAGCACGTGGTGAGGGCATTAAAGGGTTGCAGGCTGTTGCCTCTGTTGTTATGAATAGAGCACAGGATGACCAAAACAACATATGCAAAATCGTATACACACGCAAGCAGTTTTCGTGGACAATGGCTAAGCAGACAAAGAGCATTGATGGTGACATTGGTGACATTCTCAATGTGGCACAGGCTGCAACGTCAAACACTCTCGTTGATATCACTGGTGGTGCAACCCACTACCACACCAAGAAGGTGAAACCGTATTGGGCTAAGACGCTGGTGAAGACAAAGACAATTGGACAACACATTTTTTATAAACAACATGACTGAACTACTAATAGTTAAAAACACACTGTTGCGCACTGACCTATCCATTAAAGAAAGAATAGCTCAGGCTGTAACAATCTTAAACCACCTCATTGAAAGCAAGAAATGAACAACTACACCGACAACATTCCCTACGCTATGGGCTTTGCTCATGGCTTACGTAATCAAGCAGTTGCTTGGGCGTTTTGGCCTGAAATAGAAGACGTTAAGCTGTACCTTCTTGGCTATGAAGCTGGTGTTCGTGACAGGGGAGAAATGATATGATTAATGCAGGAATGATGAGCAGTGCATCAGACAACTGGTCAACACCGCAAGACTTCTTTGACGAATGGAATGCCAAGCTAGGCCCATTTGAAACCGATGTATGTGCGTCTGCTGACAATGCCAAGTGCGATAAGTATTACGACTTAGCTGCCGATGGTTTGGCTCAGGTGTGGACAGGTAAATGCTGGATGAACCCGCCATATGGTCGCACGATTGGGCACTGGATGAAGAAGGCTTACGAGTCTAGCCTGACAGGTGCATCGATAGTATGTCTTGTGCCTGCACGTACTGATACTAAATGGTGGCACGACTTTGCCATGCGGGGTACATACTTTCTGATTAAGGGCAGGTTGAAGTTTGGTGGGCATACAAACAGCGCACCATTCCCAAGTGCAGTTGTATTTTTTGAAGGAGTGAAATGAATATGTGGCCCTTCCCCTTAACGCTGCCCGTGAAGCAACCGAACGCCCCGTTACCTAAGTTCAACCCCAACAACCACGAGGACGCACCGCTATGACTAAAGACGAAGCACTGAAGCTGGCGCTGGAGGCGCTTGGAATATTAAAGTCCTGCAAGAGTATTGAAATTTGGTGCGGAGCTGCGGATGAAGCCGTTGACGCAATCCGGGAAGCCCTAGCGCAACCAGAGCAGGAGCCTACACGCCACTGTCGAAGCTGTGGCGGGACTGGTGAGAGACATACAGGGGTTGATGAATCCCCCACCACAATCTGCAAACCATGTGACGGCACTGGGCAAATTGCTATGGCAGAGCAACCAGCGCAACTAGCGCAACCAGAGCCTGTGATGGACTACGATAAAGAAGAACTTCGTGGAACTGTCTGGGACACCAACAAGCAATCCCTAGTGCAACCAGAGCAATGCGTGTGTGGAGAACCGCTACGTTTAAACATAGTGCATCGTAAAGACTCACCTTGCTTTGACTACATTGAGCGCAAGTGGGTAGGGCTGACGGATGAGCAGATTGCTTTATATGACCTGAGTAAATCTATTTGTGTTGTCACTTTAGTGGCGTCAATTTTGAAGGAGTTGAATCATGACTAAAGACGAAGCACTACGCACGGCGCTTGAGGCGCTGATGTTTGACGGCTTCACGCCTGAAGAT